TTACCCGCCTCGACCATGCCATAGATCGCTTGCTCGTACTCGTCGCGCAGCTTCAACTGCGCCTCCATCCACACGCCAACTTCATCGGCGTGCAGGTCTGCCCGGCCCAACTTGCGCCGGCCAATCTTGGCGTCGAGGCCGTGGTGATACAGCACGGTCGATTTGCCCGCGCCGTCGTCCAGGTCAAAGTCGGTGTCAGCGGTGAAGTAATCGCCGGTCAGGTCGGGAACGTCTGCCGTGCCAAAGCGCACCAGATAGCCGCCAATGCGCCCATCGCCTAGCGCCTTCAACTCGCCGCCGATGGTGACTAGATGTTCGTCATTCATGCTACTCTCACTGTCTCCAACCAACACCGGCAATTGACGTGCGCCGGCGGGCCAAAGATGAATTCAATGTCCCAGTCGAAGCTGTTGTGCCACGGAGCGCAGATCGGGCATACCCGGTCATCGCGCCACGTAACCCACCGCTGCTTGGTGACAATGCCACGGTCAAGCAGCTGCTGTTGCGTGATTTGCGCCGCTTGGCTGTAGGCTCGCGTGATCTCGGTCGTGGCGATGGTCGATGCCCTACGCTTGCCGAATGTCGGTTCCAACAGCCGGGCCACATCGTCAACCGTCATGCCGGGCGTGCTGGCGTACTGCTGCACGGCGTTACTGATGGCCTGCCGGGTGGTCTCGTTGATGCCACGCACCACGCCAAAGCTGTAGTCTCTGGCCCATGTCTGCGCCGCTCTGTTAATGTCGTCAATGCCCAGGCTCACACCCAGGGCCGCGCTGCGCTGTAGCGTGTTGGCGGTTGCAGCGCCAATGAGGGCCAGGAGCAAGAGCACCAGTATGCGTTCATCCATGTTGCGTGTGTCCGGCGCTTGCCCATTGACAATCTGCTCTGCCACCTGCTGCATGTATGGCCCCATTTCGCCAGCCAGCGCCGCCGCCAATTCGTCTTCTGGATCGCGGCTTGGCTCCTGGTCTGCCCTGGCCTTCAGCGCCGCAATGTTGGCGGCAAGGTCGGCTGGCAAGTCGGGAACCAGCGCAGCCGCTTGCAGGACGGCGCTAGTCAGTTGGCTGTGGCTGTCCATTTAGCAATGCCTCGGTTGCGCTGCGCAGCGCCGCCACAAGCTCGGTCGTGTCGGGGACAGGCGCGGTCTTGGCGGCTGGCTCGATAATCGGCTCCGGTTCCTCGCCAGCGTAAACGGCAATCACGCCGTCCAATGCGTCACGCCATCCGTTGCTGCCGTGGGCCTTGATGTCGTCCACCACAGCCGCGGGGATGAAGTCGCTGTCAAACGTCGCCAGCTTGCCGCGCTTGGCACTCTTGCGCCGCCATGCTCGGAGGTCGGCTAGCGCTTTCTCTTGCCGCTCTTCGTCTTCTTCGTCTTGCATCCCATCGTTACCAGCCTCCATCTGCTCTTGCATCCGCTGTTCATTTTCTTCGCGGCGCTGGCGTAGCATGTCAATTGTCCACGACGCTGGCAGTTCAAGGCCCAACATCTCAGCCACGAGGTCGATGGGCAAGCCAGCGCCAACGTACGACGCAAACGCCGCCGCACGCTGGTTCTCGTCCTCTTGGAACACGTCCAGCGTTTCGGGCAAGAACTCCAGCCGCAAGCCCTCGCGCTCTAGCATCTGCTCATTGATGGCGTCGGCTATGGCTTCGCAGTCGGGGATGATCGTTTCCTGGTAGAAATGGCGTTCGTCGGCCTGGGCTACACCTGCACCGCCAAGCCCGCTGGCGCTCTCGCTGAACATGACTGACTGCGGGATGCCCAGGGCCTGGGCAATGTCCTGGCGCTTCTCTGCGGTAAGCTCCGCGTTGGCAAGCTCCTTCAAGCCCTCGCCAATCACGACCGGCGTCACGGCGTCGGCATTGACAAGCTCAGCAGCCCATGCGTTTTTCACGCCCGAGACCATCTGCCTCCACCACGTCTTGAGACGGTCACGCTCCGAGGCCACAGGCGCACCCTGGACGGTCAGCAGCGTCGCCTTGATCGCGCCCCGTTTGAAGTAGGCTGCACTGAACTGGTTCAGGTTGTACAGCACACCGGAAGCGCTGATTGCCGCCATCAATGGGCTGCTCTCGGGGGGTCCAAGCTCCACCCACGGATCAGGTTGCCAGAAGTAGGTCAACTGATCCACCGGCACTTGTACCCGCTTGCCGTTGGCCGTGCGGTAGAAGCCTTGCAAGCCGCGGGCGTCGATGATCGGCTCGATTGTGTCAGGCCGCAGGTAGCGCACAGACTTGACCATCACGCGGTTACGTTCCCTCCACCAGTAGCCCGTGCCAAAACAGCACATGGCCGCTGCGGTCAGGTAGAATAGACGCCGGGGATTGGGCAACCATTGGACGGCGTTCTGGTAATCGTCGCTGGTGTCTACCTCGGTCTCCCCCCGCATGATCCTGAACGGCATAGCAGCCACGGCGTTGGCGCGTAGCTGTACCCCCCGGTACAGCCACGCCACGGAGCGGAACAGCGTTGCGGGGTCGGTGTCGTCTTTTCTCTTGGGATCTTCGTACCAGAAATCAGACAGCGGTGACATATCCACGCTCTTGGTGGCTGGATTGTACCGCGTCTGGTAGAATGGTCTGTGTGCTGCGAGTAGGCTGCTGTAGTCCATAACGCAAAAACCCCACCGGGGGTTAACCCGATGGGGCGTGAAGTCGAGGCGGTGTGGCGTATCCCGCTAGGGGCGTGTGCGTTGCAGGTCGTCACCTGCCGGCCACGTATTCATACTATCACGGAAAAGCGTTATTGTCAAGGGGTAGTTTTCTACCACAACAGCTTGCCGCCGTCGTCATTATCGCGCCCGTTGCAGCGCAGGTCAAGCACGGCGTCACGCACGAGGTCGCTGATGGTGACACGGTGCCACGCCTTACACTTGACGCACCAGATAGCGATTGCGCCATCTTCGACGCGGGCGAGCAGATGCCCCTTGTCGCCTGCCGTGTCACAGCGGATTTCGACCACATTGGTTTACCATAGCAGCCAAGGCGTGTTGACAACGCCAGTCCAGCCAATCGCCAGCGACATAACACAGTCGTCATGCATCCCCTCGGGCGCATTGTAGCGCAGGAGACCGGAGGGCAAGCGCTCCATCTCGTATGCTTGCAGCTCGCCCACAAGCACAGGATCATTGATAATCCGAATGTCACTCTGCTCGAAGGCCAGCGCCAGGGCGTCAATGGCTGCGGTCTTCGTTGCGTTGGTCGTCTGGAATGGGGTAACGGGCAAGCCATCGCGTCGCAGTTGCTCGATAACCGGCTCGCCAATGCTGTTGCTTTCAGCGATGATTGTCACCGGCTGGAACCGTTGCGCCAGCGCATTGAGCCGGCCGGCCTGGAGCACGTAGTCGATTTGGTTGAACCTGTCCAGGTATACCGCCGCCTTGTCGGTGATGTCCAGCACGGTGATAACCGTCCAGTCGTTGTGCTTGCCCCAGTCCACGCCGAAAACGTAAGCATGGCCGTCGATGGGCTTGTCCTGGCGTGTGGCTGTGGCACACTCACGGATGCGCCGAAACACCGTACCCCCCTCGATAAACTCCGCAAGCCACTCTTGGCGGTAGGTGTCCTCCGGTACACGCTCCCTCACCTTTTCAAATGCACGGCGAATGGACGGCATCGGGTTGTCACTTGTGGGCGCTTGCCAGCTGGCGTATTCGGCGCTCATCTCCTGGCCTTTGAGCCATTCCAGCCAAAACCAGTTCTTGCCTTTGGGTGTGCTAATTAGGATGGCATCGCCGTCATAGTCTGCCAGCGTCGGCATGATTGCGTCTGTCCACGCGTCCTCTGGCAATCGGGCCGCTTCGTCCATCACGACGCAGTGAAACGCCTCACCACGGATGGCGTCAATGTTGTCACCGGAGAACAGCGCCAGCAGCCCGCCGCGGGTCGTCTCGATTGTGCGCTCCGTCTTGGATACCGACATGCGCTTGGCTTTGATGGCTGGCGCTGTGACCTGCATAGACCAACGCCACAACGGGCGGCTGTTCTTGAAGGTTGGCGTCACCCATGCCACTTTACCGTGCTGGCGTAGCACTTCCATGACCACACGCCCGCCAAGCACTGTCTTACCCCACCTGCGGCCACATGACAGCACTTTGACCTTGGCGGGGTGCAGGGCAACGGCGCGCTGGTCATCCCTCAGTTTCGGCAATTCCAGCACGGTAATTCACCAGGGCAACGGGAATCGGGCCATCGTCCGGGCCGCTGACTTGTAGGCGCTGTTGTGGTGGCCCAAGCAAGTAATCAGACAGCCACGCACGCGCCTTGCCATCGCCCTTCTTGGCTTGCCAAACAGCCTTATCCACAATCTCGCGCCAGTCCTTGA